TTTTAGAATCAAACAACCAGGCGGTAACTTTGACAACTTGCTGGCAGGGTTTGGTGATTGGTTACAATCCAATCCAAAAATAACTCCAAGAAAATTTGCAAATATTGTGGAATATCTAAAGAGCCCTGCATCAAACACAGAAGGCTTGGCTACTGCATTTACTTTGTTTTTGTTGTTGCATGATTTGAAACTGGATATCCTGCGCAACTTGGATTTGAAAGATCCTGGACACGAAGGCTGGGTTATGGCCACCCCTGCAGGTTACGGTAAAGCAGTAAATCGATTTGATTTTACCGCTAGAAATTCTGCACGAAACAATCCTCAACAGGCGTAATTTTTGCCAAAAGACTAAATAAAAGCAGGTCCACCGAGACCATTAACTTTAAAGGATTTTTATCATGGCATATATTGCACCCGTAAATGGCGATTCACAACCAGTATTCGCATTAGACACACAAAATGGTCCAGTTGCTCCTAGCACTTCATTGGCTGGTCAACCTGTACAACCACAAGGTCCAAAACTGGACTTTTTCCGCTTGGTAGCTAACACCAGCGTAAACGGCGAAGGCGGCGTAACAGAATACGTTGCTAACGTGTTGCAAGCAATTCAACAAACTTCAACTGTGGCCATGTACCAAGTTGACGGTGTTGCAATTTCAGTTGCTACATACCCAACAGGCGCTTTTGCTAACGCCAGCACCAATACTTCATCAGCTGTGATGTTGGCTGCTGCTAACGTTACCTACACTGGATTCCAGTTGGACAGTTGCACAAGCGTTGGCTTCAAGCTATCGACCTAATCAATCATTTGATTCAATCAACCCCGGAACTAAAAACTCCGGGGTTTTTGTTTGGCGTTAAATACTCACAGAATGAAGATACAAGGCCGAACACTGTTTGATTGCAGCCCTACTGGTATTACTGGGCATTTCAGATCAAGTCAAATACCCTTTGAAGATCGTGTGGGTCAAGTCATACGCAATATTGAAGACTGGAATCGTGCCAGGAATCAACAACGCAACTGGGAAACACTGCAACAAATGATCAGTTTGCGAGCACAACCTTACATCTTGCAAGTGCCTCAAGTGCGTGACAATCAATGGATATTTGAATTTGAAGTAGAAACTGCTGGTGTGTATTCAACCACAGCTGATATTGATAACCTAACTGGACTCCTAAATGAGTGTGCTGGTATACCAATGATCACCAATCTAAACGAAACAGTACAGTTAGAGCCCAGTTTGATCATTGGCGGACCTGACCAAAACTTGTGGTTCGAAACCATAAATAAATGACCGGGAGTAATAATGGCTGATACAACTGACATTGAAAAGAAAAGTCTAGAAGCACATGTGGAATTATGTGCCGAGCGGTATCGCCTGCTTGAAACCAAGCTGGAAAGCATGGATGAAAAGATCACTACTCTTTTTAATGTGATAGCCGAACTGCGTGGCATGTTGCAAGCTAACGCTACCAAAAACAATGATAGACTGATCAGTTGGGGTGCAGGTATAATTGTTACCCTTGTGGGCGCCCTAGGATGGTCGGCTGCGCATTTACTCAAATTATGACCCGAGAACAAAAATTAGAACGCTGGGCCGAGCGTGAAGTTCGCCGCAATATACACACAATGATTGTGAATGATGAGTCAGGCGGATATGTAGCATTTGGTCGATATCATTTGCGTCCAGCACATCAGTCTTTTGAAGTATACACCACAGGCGACAATTTTATAGGCACTTTCAGCAATAAACGCACAGCAATCAGCTGGTGTGTGGCTGACAAACACAATCAGCTGAGATTGGCACAAAGTATTAAAACTTTAGACACTAAAAAACAAACACTGACCGCAGACATTTACTGTAGACGTCAAATGGCTGATCGAAGCCGCGACAATGGATTTAGTGAAGTGGTGCTGACCAAGTTACAGCCCAAGGTTCAACAGCATGCCTTGGTGGATCAAGAACTGGAAAAATGTTTAAATTCGGCTAAATATATACAACTTAGGGGATTCCAAAATGAAACTGCAAGAACTAGCGGCAATTAAGCCAACCAAACAAATAGCCCGTGTATTCGAAAGCTATTTTGGCTCACGCATGAAGTTTGATCAAATTACTGGCCAACAGGCTCGCAAGATGTTGAAGCGTGTGCGTGGCGTACTAGGCGAAACTCGTCGTCAACCTTCGTTCCATCAGAGCGAACGCAATCCAGCTTACCTCAAACTGTTGATGATGGAACAGGCATTGACTGCTAGAGTCAAAGAAGCTGCCATGCCCGGCGCTCCTGCTGCCCCGGTAGCGCCTGGCGCTCCTGCTGCCCCAAATTTATCACAAGCTACTTCAACAGTTAAAGATCCAAAGCTAAAAGCTGCTTTAGACAAAAGTACCAAAGGCCAGACCCTTACACCAGACGAACAAAAGATGGTTGCTGGTGCTGCTATGATGGCTGCTGAAAGCCGACTGCGCAGAGCCTATCGCATGCTGAAAGAATCAGAAGTACAACAAGCTCAAGTTGTGTTGGCTGCACAAGACATGGTTGACAAAATGCAATCAATGTTGGAAGATGCCAGCGAAATGCAATTCAAAGAATTGCCTGCCCTAGTTGATTCAATCAAGAACCAAGTGGGCATTGATCAAGCTGCTCAATTCAACACAGACGCCACTGCTGCTCTAACCGGCCTGGTGCAAAACTTGCAAGGTGCCAAACAACAACTTGATCAAGCACTTGGTGTGGTAACCGGCACAACACCTCCACCTGATGCTGGTATGGCTGCCATGGGCGGCGCACCTGCTCCTGCTGCCGACATGGCAGACGCTGGTATGGATGACTTAGACGCCGCTGCCGCAGCCGCTGGTGGTGAAATTGCACCTCCACCAGAAGAGCCAGCACCTGTTCCTCCAGCCGCACTTGGTCGCGCCAAGAGATAATGCGCATCGATGAAGTTGAATCTAAAGATGCTGGAGCCGACCCTAACAAACTAGTAGGGTTGGTCAACTTCCTTGCAGGTCGTGCAGACGACACAAATGCTCAAAAACAAATCAGCCAGGATGCGTTTATCTCCGCAGCTCAAAGTTTGGGTATTCCTATTACCAGTCAAAATCTTGGTGACATAGTGAGTCAACCTCCACTAAGTGGCGTGTTAGAGCCACTAGATCCAAATTCAGGAATGGTCACATTCAAAGGTGCTGACATTGGACCAGAAAAGCTGTCAGTACAACAAAGCCAGCAAGTGGTAAACAAAATGGCCAAATCGGCTATGAAACGACCAATGTAAACCAGTCAACTAATTGTTGACACAAGGCGTTAAATATAGTATACTATGCTGTAGGAGGCCCGTATGAAAAAACTCATTGCTCTCTCAATATTGACTTTAGCTGTGTCGGCTCAAGCGCAACACCATCACTATCATCGTGGTGGAAATTGGGTGGCACCAGTTGTGATCGGTGGAGTGGTTGGTTATGCTCTTGCCAGAAACTACTATGAGCCTGTTTACAATTATGGTTATGTTCCGCCGCCCGCAGTGGTTGTTCAACAGCCGAGTAGAGCTAACTGCACACCTTGGACCGAAACCCAACATGCAGATGGTACTATAACTAGAACCAGAACCTGTCAATGAAGCACTGGAAAGCCTACATTAAATACACTGATAGTATTGGTGTTGTGAAACAGTTTGTTGCCACAGTGGCAGCAGAAAATCAGTTTGAGGCCATAAATCGGTTCAAAGACAAGTATGGCTCGGACTGTTTGATAGGGTGGATAGAGGAAACAAAATTATATGGCTTACAGTCAATCGGTTATTGATCATTATGAAAACCCACGCAATGTGGGTAGCTTTGCCAAGGATGACACAGATGTGGGAACTGGCATGGTTGGTGCGCCGGCCTGCGGCGATGTTATGAAACTGCAAATCAAGGTGCAAGATGGCATCATCACGGACGCAAGATTCAAAACCTACGGATGCGGCAGTGCGATTGCCAGCAGTTCTCTCGTTACCGAGTGGGTTAAAGGCCTCACGCTTGACCAAGCGGCAGCTCTTAAAAATTCAGCAATTGCTCAAGAACTCGCGTTGCCACCAGTCAAAATCCATTGTAGCATCCTTGCTGAAGACGCCATTAAAGCGGCTGTAGAAGACTACAGAAAGAAGCATGATCTCACTAACTGATCGTGCATACACCAAAGTAAAACGACTACTGCAAGCCAAAAACTATGCTGGCATTCGCCTTGGTGTAAAAACTACAGGTTGCTCTGGATTGGCTTATGTGTTAGAATATGTGCAAGAGTACAAGCCTTCAGATTCTGACATTAACTATGCCCAACAAGACTTTGTGGTCTTGGTAGACAAGAAGAACGAAGTGTATCTCAATGGTGTTACTGTAGACTATGTGCGTCAAGGCCTCAACGAAGGTTTTGAATTTGTCAATCCCAATGAACGTGACCGCTGCGGTTGCGGAGAAAGTTTTAGAGTTTAATTTGTACAACCCAAAATTTGATTACCAGCCCATACCTAGGGTCACAGTAGACGGTAAAAGATTCTACGCCACTCCAGATGGCAACAAGTTACCCAGTGTGACTACAATTCTAGACCGAACCAAAAGTGAAGAAAGCAA